TAAGTTAGAAAAACTAAGCCTAGCCTACAAAGACAAAAAGAAAGTTTCTAAAGCTGAAGTTTCTCAAGCTGTTAAAGTTGCAAGTCCTAAAACCCCATCTACAAAAATGTATAGTAGCCGAAATAGAACACCAGATTTTAACAATAAAGCTTTTAACTCAGGAAGAAAAATTCCTAAACTAGGGTCAAAAAGAAAACCAATAAATAAACTTCTGTCAGATGTAAAAAGAATTTTTAAAAGGTAATAAGATGAAAAAAACTTTTTTATATATTAGTTGGACATTCTTAACATTTATATTTTTAATGGTACTAGTTCCTATGGCTTACGCTGAAGGATGTGACAGTACAACTAATGCTAACTGCATAGAAACTAACAGTAATACATCATCTACCGTAGATTCTAATCTTACCTCTACTACCACAGTTAAATCACCACCACCCTCAGCTATGTCACCTACTATCAATAACTCTAACTCAGACTTATGTACAGTAGGTATGTCAGGTGCAGTACAAACACAGATATTAGGTATATCAATAGGTGCTACAACTAGAGATATGAACTGTGAAAGATTAAAGAATGCTAAGGTTCTCTATGACATGGGGATGAAAGTTGCAGCTGTAAGTGTTCTTTGTATGGACAAACGTGTGTTTGAGAGCATGATGAATGCAGGTACACCATGTCCTTTTGATGGACTTGTAGGTCAACCAGCTAAAGACGCATGGAAAAATAACCCACACTTAGTTCCTGATGCTAAGACAGGAGCAAAGGAGGAATGGGATGAGGATACCAAGAACACCGCAACAGGTGCTGGTGCTGTTATTGGTCTTTTCTTGGCCCTCTTGTTTGTACTCTGATAATATATATGGAAGAACAAATAATGTAGCTAAGAATAAACACACCTGGAATATGACAGATGTGTTACCACCTGAAGCAGGACTACAAGTTCAAGGTGTGTTTCATAAGTACACTATTAATAAAAGAAGTTATTCAGACTCCACAGTTTCTATAGTTAATAAAAATGTAAATGGATCTGGTAATATATATGAAAGACACGATAACTGGGATCAGTTACCAAGCAATACTAAGATAGGATTTGATCTTGTCAATCCTTCTCTTGGCACTAAGTGGGGTAAGGGAAGTATAACAGCTAGTGGTGATGCAACCTTAAATAACGTAATAGTAGCATACAATTATAAGTTTGACCCATGTTATATCCCACTATCAGATCCTAGCTGTCCTAATTTTAAAGATGCTTTGTATCAATATCTTTTAGATAATGGCTTACTTAATAATGAACCTTCAATAGATGACCCTTATTATGACGAGTGGGTTCAGTATCAACTAGATCAAAAGACAGAAGAACAAGAAGAAGAACAAGCAGCAAAAGAAAAGAAAGAAGAAGAAGAGAAAGAAGAACTAAGAATGGAAAGAGCTTTGTCAGTTGCAGGAGCAGCAGAACAAATAGCCAACCCAACACAACAGCTTGCTATGATGGAACAAATGACTGCAGCTGGTACACTAGATGTTTATTATAGTGCAACTATAGAAGGCGGTAAGTATGAAGAAACAATTACATTAGTTGACAGCAAGATAGAAGATAACAGTAAGGCGTTAAGAAATTTAAAACAGGATAATCTCCACAGAAAAATAGTTAGATCACAATATAATAATTAGGAAATGACATGAAGAAATTAGTACCATTAATATTTTTATTATCAGCAACCTCTGCAATGGCAGTTGATTCTCCCATTACAGGTCAAGTTCAACCCAAGTGTTCTGTATGGACAGAAACAGCAGGTGTTTATGGACACCCTCTTCCTTACAAATTGTCCACAGTACCAGCAGACGGCGGTGTTCCAGCTTCAATTAGAATTGATGTAGCACAGGCAGATTATTATAAAGCTAAGTTTACACACCCTAACAGCTTTTCATCTAGTCCAACACTTAATGATGCAGTAGCATGGACAGGTAGTACAGTTGTAGGACAGGTAAGTGTGTCAGATATGAGTGCATATGAATCAGCTAAAGTTACTTACAATAATGTAACTGAGTTTAATCTAACATTAGCTGGTAGTACTTGGTTTACTGTAGCTTCTACTGCTCAGTATGGTAACACTAAGTCTTTACCAGCAGGTAACTACACAGCATTAATAGTAGCGGAATGTATCGCCAAGTAATAATAGCTTTATGTTTGTGTACATCCCTACATGCACATGAGATGACACCTGCCTACCCAAAGCTTGAGTCTTCATATGTAGATGGTGTGTCAGTAGCTAAGTTAAAGTTGTTTAATCGCAGAAGTGATGTGTCCTGGTATGAGATAGGTGTCTTCACATCTGACTGGAAACCAGTACCTTTTGCTTCTACTTCTAATATAATAGAGGTAGGATATAACAAGAGAAAATTATTTGATGTATATATAAGGTCTAAAGACATAGCCAAGGCGGTCTATATATGCACAGAATCAAAAGTATTTAAGGGTAAAGAGCAAGTAACACTAGTGTCTTCAAGAATATGCTCTAAGATAAAACAAAATAAATGAGAATATTTTTTATAATATTTATATTAACTTATAACATTGCTTGGGCTGACTCAGTATCTAACTCTTTAAATCTTTCGTTGCCTAACGCAAGTCAAAACTTTCAAGCAGATAAGTTCAGAGCTGGAGAACTAGATTGTTCTAATGCTATAGGGTCAGCTACTAATTTGGAGTTTGGTGTTACAGGATTAATACAGTCTGACACAACTAGAACAGGTGACATAGGTGTCTATAGTAGAATAACTATACCCTTGGGTGCTAGATCTAAGTCAAGAATTGATTGTAATAGACTGTATGAGCTTGAGCTGCAGAAGAAAGAACTAGAAGTATTAAAGTTACAGAAAGAAATTAACCAATTAAGAAGTTTATCATTTGAAAACTAGGAGTATGTTATGGCTGAAGTAGAGATAGCAGGAGCAAAGATCAAAGGTGGCAAACTTATGATGATTATTCCAGTTTTATCTGCACTTGGAGGTGGACTATGGGGAGGCTTTGAAGTCTATAAAGATTATATGGACATGAAGGGTATCATACAAAATATAAATATAAGTGCTATTAAATCTCAGAACACATTGGTTCAAACAAAACTAGATAGTGCGTTGGAGTACAGCAAAGATATAAAGAATAACTTACGTGATGATATACTAAAGTTAGAAGGTTATATAGATAAGATAGACAATAAAGTAGAGAAATCTTCAGATAGAATTAAAAACACACAAGCATCTATAGATTTAATGGTAGAGAATACACTAGCTGAGATGAACCAACTAAACAAAGACGTTAATTCTTCTCTTCGAGAAATAGAATCTTTGAATAGAGAAACAGAAAAGGATGTGCGTGATACAATGAGAGACACAGAGGAACGCATTGATTCTAACTCAAAGCAATTAGAAGATAGATTAAATGAAAGATTACAGGAAGCATTAGACAACCCATTGGTAGGAAATTGACATGACTTGTAAGTGTAATGATAAATGTATATGCAGAGACACATGCGCTTGTATATACAAGTGTATATGTAAGGAACGTAAGTAACAATAAAAATTTAATTAAGGAGTTAATGATGGCAAGTCCTAAGCCAACCAAACCTGCCTTGTGGTCAAGAGCTAAATCTGAGGCTAAGAAAAAATTTAAAGTTTATCCGTCAGCTTATGCTAATGCTTGGGCTTCCAAGTGGTATAAGTCTAAAGGCGGTGGCTGGACAGGTAAAGACAACAGAGTAAAGAAATCCTAATGTCTAAAGGTGGATTAGGAAAATGGTTCAGTGAAGAATGGGTCGATGTAAAGACAGGTAAATCTTGTGGACGTAAGAGTGCTAAGAATAGTAAACGTCCGTATCCTGCATGTAGACCTAAGTCTGTAGCTGGTAGTATTTCAAAGAAAGAGGCCAGAAAAAAGACAAGCTCTAAAAGAGTTAATTGGTCAACAACCGCTTCAGGGAAGAAGAGAAAGAAGGGGAGCACATAAGCTCCTCTTTTTTTTTATACAGAACTACCCCAATCATAGCAGTGATAATCAATTACAGTCCAACCTTGTTGTTGGGCTACCCTGATACCTATAACTAAAGAATTTTGACAACTAATTTCTGTGTCATAAAGAATAGGACTAACTGCTGATTTACAAACACCAGAATCTACAAGACAGGCTAACATTAAAGCTGAAAACATTTTAGTTACCTTCTATTTCATTTATAAGTTTATCTAAGTACCAACGACACTTCTTAAGATCTTCAAGACCATTCTTATAAGGCCATCTCCACAAATATTTAAATGCATTTTGCCAACAGTAAGAGGCGTGAGGTTCAACCTCAGCTCCTTCTGCCATTGCTTTCATTGCATCAATACATTCGATACCTGAAGAATTATAGTGAGGTGGATGGTTTACTAAGTCTTCCATAAGTTTTCCTTATTCAATATTAATTAACTGAGCTTCAGTGTAAGGTATATGAAAAAACTTTTCACCTTTCATAATGTACCTACCCCTGGCTTCCTTAAGTGTCTCAGGTTTTAACAGAGTATCCTTAATTCTCCACACTTGTTTCATGTCATTACGAAAAATATAAAAATTAAGAACACCTTTCTGCTCTTCATACATTTTGACTAGTCTGCTTTTACGTTCAGGTATTCTGATCTCAGCCCATGTGACAGGCCAATCTTCTTTCCAAGCTGTCTTAACTTCTGCTTCATTGAAGTAAGTATACTCATCTTTTTGACTGACTACATCTACTTTATAGTTTTCTACTGTATTAACAATAGTGTGACCTTGGCTTTCAAGAAGAGACATAAGAGTCTCTTTAGCTTTATGATCATATGCTTCATATAATGCTCTGTTAAAAGGTTTACGTACACTCATGTTATATCCACCATTTCACACACATCACCAGTACAGGCCATTGTTTGCATTGATACTGTGTTATCCTCTTGTTCGTAGTCAGAAAGTTTAGACCAGTCTATAGCTTTAGGCATGTCTAATAACAGATCTTCATATTTTTGTCCATCTATTTCTTGATAAGGTGCTTGTACATAAGTGTGTTCATTGTAAGGAAGAAAAGATACTCCACTCATTTCATCAAAGTTTTGATAAACAAAAGCTCCTACTTCAAACCATTCATCAGACTTTACATTAATTGTTACACTTGGCTTATGTTCACACCAGTGTCTTTGATATACTAACCACATCTCTAGCTGTTCAATAGCTGTCAAATCAGAAGTAACTACTGAACCTTGAGGGGACTGTACAGGAAAACTAAACACAGTTGTACTTTCAGGTTTCATTGCATCAGGTTCATTAGGAATACCTTGATCAATCATAAACTTTGTCAAAGGATCTTTATTGTCTCCCCTTACAGTTCTTATGTAGAAGTCTGAGTGTCTGGCATGAATACCTGATGCTGAGTCTACAAGTTGTGACACAGTACCACTAGGTTTAACACATGTTATAGCTTTAGACTCAGGTATATCAAGAAGGTTAGCCCAGTAAGAATTAATTGTGACAGAAACTTCACGTAAGTGATCAAGTGTACTATCTAAACCTTTATTAGATTTTGTCATCAAAGGATTATCCATGATACCTGTAAGAGAAACACCTAACAAACGTTCTTCTTCTGTGTTCTTTTTCCATATCTTTCTTAGGTAAGGGAAGTTCGTAAAAGAAGATTGAATTGTCCCTAGTATTGTGGCTAGTCTAACTTTTCTTTCAAGATCTTCAAGGTTATCTGTTGCCCTTACTACTACCTCAGTTAGGTTGCAAAACTGGTACGGACGTAGTATAATTTCACTACAAGGATTAGTACCAAACTCGTAGTTAGAATCTCTTCTACCGTATTTAGCTGCTTGGTTCTTACTTGCTTGTCTATTAAAGATACCTCGTTCACCTGAACCTGACTCAACAAGAGCCATCCATTCTCTCATAAAAGATAAACTGTCAGGTTTTTCAGTATACGAAACAGAGTTATTAGATAAAGCACGTTGAGGATCATTGTCCCACCAAGCCCCTGACTTAGCATGTCTCATACGATCATCTGACAAGTTAGATAGACTAATCATAGCTGACCTACGTACACCACCTACAACAACAACTTCCCCTATCTTACACATAACATCATGGCACTCAATACTAGATAGCTTCCTACCCTGGGCTGTCTTGAATACTTGAATAACAAAATTAAACAAGTCAACCAAAGGGGCTGGTCCACTAGCCCTACCTCCGAATACTTTAAGTTTAGAACCAGCAGGACGTACTCTGTTTACATCCCACTTAGCTATCTCACCGCTATAAAGGAGTGCAATCAATTGACGAAGAGCCTTAGCCCACCCCTCCTTGCTGTCCTTGACAACGATGACAGTATCACTTTCAAACAACTCAGGGACTTCGGGGAGCTTAGAGATGAATTGCCTCTCGACGGAGAAGCCAACACCAGTACCACAAAGAAGAATAAACATAGCCTCATCGAAGCTTTTAAGATCATCTACGGGTAAATAGCTGCAGTTATATCCTGATGTGTTGTCTCTGTCTAAGGCTGGACCTGCTGTCATCATAGCTCTCATTGAGGGCATAACATCTAAACTAAGGATAGCTTCTTCTAACTCAGAGGCTATACCTATCGTATCTATATCAAGGCAACGACGAACAACATTGTCCATATATCTTTTGACAGTCTCAGGCCAAGTCTCTCTTCTGCCTTCATCCTCTAACCATCGAGCATAACGAGATGTGTGAATAAAAGATTGATAGTCTGTCGGTAAGTAGTTGTTCATCTATTATCTCCTGATCCTTTTAAAGTTCCTCTTTGTGTACGACTATTTAGTTTGTCTACATTTAATTCTATAAGTGACTTAAGTGTACCATCATAGATGTTAGCTATAGCTACAGTATAAAAAAGTACATCCCCTAATTCTTTAAGAATGTCCTCGCTGCTAAACCTTGTCTTGTCCCTTATCATCTTCTTAATTTTTTCAGATACTTCCCCTGTTTCTCCAGCTAACCCAAGAGCATTTTCATAAACCCTTAGCTCTCCTTCAGTTAAAATTTTACTTTCAACCCAATCTGAATATGTCTCTAAATCTTTACCGTAGTCACTCACTCTTCCCACTCCATCCACTCTTTCATTTCTGCATCAAAGTTAAAGTAGTTGTCTAGCTCAATCATACCTTCTTCTATGAGGTATTTAACAACAAAATTCTCTGATATTTGATTGTCTTCTAGTAAATAATTTAATCCGTAGTTATCTACCAGAGCCTGTATTTTACTCTCTTCATCAAACATTGTCAAACCATCTTTTCTCTTTTATCCATTCAATAGGTATTGTTTCTTTTGCATATAGAAAACCATTCTTCTCACACCATTTTCCATAGGTTGTCTTAGAACCTTTATAAAGTTTAGCTTTAGGGTTGCTAAAGACAAAACGAATATCTAATTCTGGGTGCTGCTGTTTAACCATAAGATGTTTGGTTCTATCAGATGAAATAAACCGCCCTTTAGTTTCTATTATGATGCCATTCTCAAGAACAAAGTCAGGTGTATATGTCTTATACCTTAAGTCTTGCCACTTGATTTTTAATTTCTCGTATGTAAATTTTACTTTTAATTTTCTTAAGTACTTAGCTGTACGTTTTTCTAGTCCTGACCTGAAACGCATTTAGGTGGCTCCCATACTTGACCTTCGTGTCTTCTGAGCCAAAGAAGCTTACCGTTCTCGATGACACGATCCTCTTCCCCTCCGTAAGACCTCAGACAAGCCTCATATAAGTCTTCATCCGATGAGTAATCCTCTAGTATTTTTTTAGATTTAACTGGACCTATACCGTAGAGTCCTATGATATTGTCAGCTTTATCTCCTGTTAAAATTTGAGAGTAAAAGAATTTATTTCCTTCAAGTTCAGAGACTGTTTTATATTTTCTCTTGCTTGGATTATAATGATTGCAAGGAAGTTGTAACATATCTTTATCTACTGACACAACTAAAGCTTCTGAACCATAGCCTGTTGACCAAATTCCAATGAGGTCATCTGCTTCTTCATCCTTGGAAACAATAGCTTTCCAGTTTTTAATCATGTGCTGTCTTATTTTATGTAGGTGCTTAGGTTTCTCAACTGACTTTCTATTACCTTTGTACTCATGTGTAATAGCTATGTCATGTCTGAAGTTACCTTTACCTGTCAAAAAGATTTGATATACTTTGTCATCAATTTCCCAGAGAACTTCATTAAGTGTGTCCTCAAGTAACTCATCTATTTTATTTATTGCATCTCCAAGGGTTGTGTCCTCACAAGAGAAGGCTGCTCGATAGGCAAAAGTATCACCATCAACAAGAACTTGTTTGTACTTAGTGCTCAATACCTATTCCTTTTATGTGAAAAAGTAGGGGGCCGAAGCCCCCATAAGTTCAGGGAGAATATGTTTATCTGAGTTTACCATTGATCATCAGGTGCTGTTGTCTCATCATATGGTACATGATTAAGAATACCTACTTTCTCTAAACGGACAGAGGCTACTGATCCTTCTCCGTATATAGATATCTTAACTAAGGCTGTGGTTCCACCACCTAGTGCACCATCTTCAATGTAATCCCAAGGTGTATTTGTTTTACCTTTAGTGACTGAGGGTGCACCCCCAAAGTCTTCAATACCTGATGGATGTACATTAGGGCGTTTAAGTTTCATTCCCTTCTGACCATCAGCTACTGTCCATTCTTTAATCATCTTGTTACCCATAGATACTTCAGGGAAACCTAAGTCTACCATTTTGTTTAATTCTTTTTCATTTTTAGGTATAAAGACGGTATTGAACTGACCTTGAGTCTTTTCATGGTACTCGTGGTCATCCATGTTATCCGTAAATAATTTAGAGTAATAGAGTTTACCTTCGAACACTCCATATTTAGTCTTTGATGCCATTATTTTTTCCTTTAGCTATTAGATACTTCCATATACATGTAATAAGAGTTGTTGTCAATACAAAAAATATAGGAGATAAAGCAATTAACCAATACATTAGTGCGTATCCCTCCAGTTTTTTCCTATGTCTGTGGAGCCAGCAAGAGGACAGTCCATATTAAATTTTACACCTGTGTCAACAATACTTTGTCTTTGCATCGTACCTAATTCCTCTGCTGTTGCATAATTACCACACACTTCTGTCTGCCACTCATCGTGAGGCCAAGTGACAAGCTTGAAGTCTATTCCTTTTTGCTTGGCTTCTTTGACCCACTGCAAAGCTGCATGTTTCATGATGACAGACTCACCATTCTGTAGCATACCCGCCAACGTCTTATGTTCAGATGGAACCTTAACCTTACGCCCATCCAGTCCCTTGAACCACCCTCGTGCAGCTATGTGAGGTATAACATTCTTCTTTAAATTAGAAAGACCTTGTATAGATTCCAAAAAGTTTTCAACAGCTTGACCTGCTTCTCTCATGTTTACCTTTAATATTTGTCCTATCTTACCTGTGCCAGCCCCCAGTAAAAAAGCATAGATAAATGTCTTGGCCATGTCTCTCGTTACATGTGACATACCTAGTGCTTTACGATTTAGGTTGTGTATATCTGTCTCATCTTCTTTTTTACCTGAAACAATCGCATGAACGTATTCTTCTGACCCCATTATGTGAGATAATACTCGCAATTGAATGCCTTCTGCGTCCGTACCTACTAAATAACTACCTTCAGGTACTGACCACAAAGCCCTGAACTGACCATCATACTTATCCTTCACTTCATCAACTGCTGACTTAGGTTTACCGTGAAACTCAGATGGAATGTTAGCTTGATTCGGTGCCCGATGTGCCATTCTGCCTGTCCATGCACCTATCCCTTGAAACCTACCGTGAATACGTAAATCGTCACCACAGTGCCCTAGCCACTCGACAAGGCTGCTTCTTCTTCCCTCAAGTGTCAACCACTCAGTTAATCGTTTACCCCCTTGAGGAGCCTTCTCAGGCAGTGTGCTGAGGTTTGCCTCAGATAAAGTCCACCCATACTTAGCAAACTTCTTTCCTCTATCTGCGTTTTTGTTCTCTGTCATATTCAATATGTCCTTTAGTTTTATCTACTGGTTTCCAGCCAGCCTCCCATAGTCTTTCTATTCGCAGCTTAGGTGATGCAGGATTAAAGTCAATCCAATCATAACAGATAAGCTGAGGTGGGTATCTTGATTTATCAAGTTCTGTCTTAGGGTATTTCTCTTGTGCCTTGACAACACTTGACATCAGTGATCCATCTTGTTTCTTCCTATAAATAATTCTGTTTACTTCTTCTAACTTAGGTGGGAAGTCATGTTGGAAACCTTCGTCTAACTCACAAAGTCTTAGTTCTATCTCGTCAAGTAAATGATCAGCCTTATCTCTTTCAAAGTAAAACCCATTCTTTGTCATCTCCTCACAGAGAATTTGTATATCATGCTCACATCTAATAGCATCTTGCCAGGATTTATCCTCAACAACACCTAAAAATTTCTTATATAATTTTACCGTGACAACCACGTCTTGATGACAATAGTCTATCATCTCCTGTGTCAAACAAGAGAAATCATCAAACCCAATCTTAAAATCACCTAACCTTTTACCCCACACCTTGAGACTGTGGCCACCTTCTAAATTGTATTCGATAAGGCGAGATAGAACGAGAGTATCGAGAACCAAATCAAGAGGAACGCAATTCTCTTTGACCAGTCTGTTGATAATACCCACATCAAAACCAATGCCATTGTGAAAAACAAAGTTAGATATTGTGCTGCAATATTCAATGAACCTATCCCTTTCTTCAGGTATCCTATCAACATTTAAAAATTGATCTGTTTCTCCTGTTGATATGTCTTGTGTACAGATGCACCAAATCTTGGTTGCCTCAAGTGCATCCGTTTCAATATCCATTGCTACTACTTTTTTATTTTTCATACAAATAACTCCTGATCTTAATAACTTGCATACTTTTCCTCCAACGTAAAGGAATGTGTGTTGAACTTAAGTTGACCTGCGTAGCCTGTAGGACCAACAGGTCTATTCTTTGTGACAAGTAATCGAGTGGTGTTTCTTTCATCAGAATCTTCTGACATCTTATCACGTTGTAACTCAACAACAACTGATGCTCGTTGCTCTATCATACGGCAGTACTTGACAGCCCCATCATCATTTGTATGACCAATAGTAATAATGCCTACCCCAAGTTCCGCTGCGAGTTTAGATAGTCTGACAGATAAATCAGCTAAGAATTGCTCCTTGCTTTCATCTCCGTTCATGTTCGCAGCTATGTCTTGGATGGGTTCAAAGAAAATATATTGAACACCACAAGCTTGCGAAAGATAACGTATGTGACCCAGAATGTCAATAGGATCGTCCTCGTCATTAAGAAAAAACTGATAGAACCTTTCGTCTTTTGTCAGTCTAACAATAGAATCTTGTACATCCTTCTCTGCATCTGCTCTTTCAATTAAATCGTTTCTTTTCAGATTGTTAATCTGTACATAGGTGTATAACCCAAGCAAACTTCTCAGTTTTGTTTCTTCCATATGCCACGCTGCAATTGAAATATCAGGGTAGTTCTTAAGGATATGATACTCTAGGTATCTCATGAACTCAGTCTTACCTATGCCTGTCTGTGCTTTGAACAGTGTGAAGTGTCCTTGCATCAAGCCCATACATAGGTTGTCAAAATCCTGGATACCTGTCTCAACATACACATGATCCTCAGACTTATTGAATAGGTTAAGGAACTGGTCAGGGGTATTCAGTATGTTCTCAGGTGTATACTTCTTTGCGTTGTACCAAGCATGGTAGAAATCATTCTTTGCACCAGCCTCAAGGAACTCATTGGCATCCTTGTACTTGTCATGCTGCACCCTGTAAACTTTGTTAGGAAATAGGTTAGCTATCTTCTGAGCTACCGCATTGCCTTGTTCGTCATGTTCTATTGACAAAACAATCTTATCAAATGAGTTAAGATACTCAGATACATTAGACCATATTTTATTGGAAGGGGTAGAAGATGGAAGAGATACGAAAGCATTGACATACTTTTGACTCTTACACATCTGGTATGCTGACATAGCATCGAGTTCACCTTCAGTTATAGTTATAATCTTACCTGAGCCAGCATTCCAAAGGTTCATTCCGAACAACTCATCTGTCTTTAAGTTATTAGCTCTAAAGGATTTAGGAAAGAACCTTGTCTTTATACCGCCTGATGGATAGATATACTCTTGTTTTATCTCTTTACCTTCTGAATCTAAGTAGGTCTTGACACCAAAGAACTCCATTGCTTCCTTGCTTATGCTTCGGACACTCCTGTAGACAGGTGTTAACACCTCAACTAATACAGGTTTTACTTTTTGTTCTGGCACTTCCCACCCATCCTTTTCTTCATCCTTAAATCTATACTTACGGTCACATGAGTGACACTTACCTGCCATGCTCTCAGTGTTATAGCTGAACGCATCTGAACTATCACAGTCATCAAAGGGACAAGGCTGATGAGAGATCCATGTCATCTTATGTTTCTTCCTCTAAAAAATTATCCCAGTAAATCTGTGTCATTGTATGAAGGATATCTAAGTATTGAACTTTTGTCAAATGACAAGGATCAATGCGTTGATCATCACTATTATACAAGTCAACTATTCTTATAACTGGATCTCTTAGTATATTATACTCGTCTGGTATCTCACCAAAACCTCTGACAAATTCATAGTCTCCTTCGTGTACTAACTCACCGCAGCAGTAGTATTCTTCTTCGGCTACTTCATGAGATAACTCGTAATCATATTCCATTATTTTTCCTCTTGACAATCTTAAGTTTACTTATATAATAGGGTTGTCCTTCGGGACAAGGTTTATTAGTAGTTACTATCGGACAACTCCTTATTATCATATACAATAAGAAACTTCTCTAGTTCTCTTATGTTCTCATCTAAATCATCCATCCAGTCGGCATCCTCAATCGTAGAGGACACCTCGAATCTTCTTTTCTTTGTTGTCATTAGTTATCCTTTATTAAATTATGTAGGGTTTTGCTTTTGGTATGTGGCATAACCTGAACGTACTATTTTATGTAAAAACTCAGTTTCTTCTTTAGTCAGAGTTTGGTCTAAATTAAAATTAAGCCTAATTCCACTTTCTTCCTCACCGCTGGCGGTTTGATGACCTAAATAATCTCCATACCAAAAAAATTTATTTAAATAATCTTGGTTTTCTTTTCTTAATTTAATTCCTTTATTTTTTCTTTTTTGATAACTTGATAATGTCATAAACTTATCCTTTAAGTAACCTTAGTCTTCTTTCAGCATCAAGTAAAGACTGCACAATTATCTCAACCCCTGGATTTTTATCATCTAAATCCTTTAAGACTTTGATTTCTTGTTGAACGTTCTCTATCTCACCTGACATACTCATGTTACTCACCTGTTCTTTTGGTTGCAGCCATTCTTTCATTGCCCACTTAGCCATTCGTTTTCCTTTCTAAAATTAATTCGTTATGTTCTTCTGATGTTACTTGATTTAAATTGTTTAGTTTTTCTGACAAACTATCTGTTAAATCGAAGGTTACAATTATGTCTTTTGAATTTACTTTAGTGTTTACAGTACCATGTTGTAAGTAATCTACTGGACAAGTCTTTAACCATTTAATAAATAGTTTATGCTTTGTCATTGACACAACCATAGCTGATTAAGTTATCAAAAGTTTCAACAATTGATAACCTTTCTTCATGTTTTAATTTATATAAAATATATTCTAACTCGTTTTTACTTAAACCTAAAAATTTTCCTATAGATTTATTTGGTATCTCTCCTGAGAAAGCTAAGAAACGAGCTTGTTCAATTAAAGTTTTAGAATATTTAGTGTTCATTTTGTTTTTCCTTTCCTTATATGTGTTTTAAAATATGTGAAATTACATCAACTGTAAACCCATTACCTAACATTTTATAACGTTGTGTGTTGCTTACGTGATTGGTATAGTTGTCAGGTACTGTCTGTAGTCTCTCACATTCTAAAGGCGTGAGCTTCCTCCAGTGTAGCTTATCTACACTATCCCATTCGTGTCTATCATAGCTACCTCTACCACCTGATCTTACAGTCTTAGATTTTTCTCTGATAGGTGATGTTGTTTCTTTATTAAATACTAATTGTCTTCTACGTTTCTCAAAGTAACTCTTAAGATTGCCACCCTTGAAGTAATTAGCATCAAGACAATGTGATTTACCTCTATCTGTTACACCATCCTCTAAGACATCAGCTAAAACAATATCTTTATCCTTTGGTTGATTTACCTTTAAAATATTAGTCCAATAAAACCTCTTCCTATTTTGTGCTGACACTAAAGAACTATTGATTAAATACTTTTGAACTGTACCTAAAGCTTGCTCTGTGTGATAGGTTATATAGTCCTCGAAATCCTTTTTCATCTTCACGTTTTCCATAAGATAATTAGCTTTCGGATTGTTCTTTAAAACATGTTTTATGATATCTAAAGTTGTCCAGAATAGCTGACCTCTTTTGTCCTTATCACCTAAGCCTTGACCCGCAAGACTCCACGATTGACAAGGAAATCCAGCTACAACTAAGTCAATTGTTGACCAATCAATATCCCAAGTTTTCCACTTTGTTACATCGCCTAATTGATGGATGCTTGGGTAGTTCGCTTGAGATACTTTGATAGCATACTTGTCCACCTCACTGGCGTAATAGCTATCTAATTTTAAATTTAATTTATCTAGTGCAATTCTGGTACATGACATACCATCGAATAAACTTAATACTTTCATTTTATTTTCCCTTTCTGTTGACAAGATCTACAACAACTCTAAAATTATTAGTTTTTAATTGTTCTTTATAATCAGAGCTAGTCACTGTGAACCTTTTAGATAAAGGACTATTACATCCTAAAATATGATCTGTATTTTCACGCCTAATCTTTAAATCACTGCTATCTATCCAGATAGTATAATCATTGTATTGATAGCTTGGTAATGCATCATTGTTATAACTTGTACACTCCCAATTTTCTGGAATGTCTAAATCGTCTATGTATGTTAACCAATGGAAATTTTTTAAACCTCTCATTTTATATCTCTCCTGTAATCAATTTACGCATGTAATCCTTGTTCCATTTAAAGGTTTCAATTGGAAAACCATCGTAGCACTCGCCATAAAAATCCCCAGCGTCATAAAGCTCAACCTCTTCTGGACAATCCTTTTGTAAAATAAATAAATATTTACCTAACCTTTTACACTTTATAATATCTGACAAAATTATATCGTGTCCTCTGTTTCCAAGCCATTGTACTGCGTCTTGTTTGTTCATTTTATATTCCTTTTCTTTGTTTAATATTTCTTGACCATTTCAACAATAGTGTTGACACCATTGCCAATGGTATAACACAAACGGCAATCCTTGCATTTTTGACCTGTGCAATTCTGTTTTTCTTTGTGTTCATGTTCTAAGACATTATTAAAAGTTCTATCGAAATACTTAGGTGGCTTAGGCATGATTGTTGATATCTTAGGGTTAGAATAAACCAATATAAAGTTGCTCGGTTTTTCTCTTGTCTTAAAATATTTGACAACTAAATCATTTCTTTTTGTCCATAATGCAAAGCTACAGTGCGGATTTTTCTTAGATATCCTTACTAAGTTCTCCAAGTGTGTAAGGTTTATCAATTCACCATGAGCATTAAACCTAAAGAATGCATCTAGTATGGTTGGCAATAAGTCATAGTCTAAAACTTTATTTGCTAA